GGGGTGGCTTCCACCACCACCGACTCAAAACTCATCATCGGCAGACCCTTCACAACCTCCTCCAATCTGCGCCGCAAGAGAAAGGGCGCGAGCAATCGGCGCAACTGCTCGTGATTTTTGTTGCCCACAATCTGCGTGCCGAACGGCGTCTCTCGGGTGACGCAGAAGGTGGCAATAAAGCTCGCATAGCTATCAGCATAGAGACCTGCTGTGCGAAGGTGTGTATATAGCTCGGCGTAATGGTTGGGGGCTGGAGTGCCGCTGAGCCGCCAACACCGGGCGCCTTTGACCAGACCATACGCCACCTGCGTCCGTTTGGCTGACGGCGATTTAAGATAGTGCGCCTCATCGAGAATCACCACCTCCCATGCGACCGATGAGAGCTTCGACCTCACGGAGTTCCGGGTGGCTAAGTCGTAGGAGCAGATGGATATACCGTTCCATCCAGGCGAAGTCGTCTGCGTCAACCAGACCACGGGCCTCCGCGCGCGCTGCGAGAACCGCACGAACTCGCGGCCCCAATTCATCCGGGCTACGGCTGGACATAAGACGAGAATCCTTTCTGCGCCCACGAGATCACACGCGCGAATCGAGGTGGGCGTTTTCCCCACGCGCATACTGTCTGCGAGAAACGCGTGTCGCCGCTCTGCGAGCCAGAGGGCGCCGACTTCTTGATGCGGGAGCAGGGGTTCCACGTGTTCATTCGTCATTCCAACACTCGCAAGGGGGCTGGCACATATGACAACGTACCTCCGTGCCGCAGTCACTACACACACTGAGCGCCCCGGCGCCATGCTCCGCGCAGGACTCATCCGCGGCGGCGCGTTCGAGCCTCCGTGCGAGGGCCTCCAGATCACGCATCGCCAGCATCACCGGATCACCCCTCTCAATCGATCGGCCACCAGCCGGGCATAGCCCGCGATGTCGTCCCACGAGTCGATGCGGTTCGGGTTGCCGTGGACAATCCGGCTCATTTTCATGGCGATCAATTCAAGGGCTTCCCGCATGTCCGCATCGAGCCGCTCGTAGCGGCAGGTGGCCCGGAGATGCCCGGCGAGGGCTTGCGAGGTGGCCGCCTGGTCCACAAACGGCCCGTAGGCCGCGCCACGTTCGGTCAGCAGGGCGGTGATGGGATCGTGGCTCATAGTCAGCACTCCTGGATCGGACCCTGCTTCTGGTCCTGTAAAAGGGTGGCGTTGCGTCGGTGGCACTCCTTCTCATGCTCGGTCAGAAACACGTCGAATAGCTCCCCGCTGAAGGCCAGGATCAGCACCGTGATCAGGACGTAGGTGATGGTAATGGGTTCATAGAGCTTCATTGGTGACGTACCTCTTGGCGTTCATTTGGTCTTCGAGTTCGCGTACCCTCGCCTCCCGCGCCGCGAGCGTGGCCTGAAGCTGTTTCGCACGATCACGCCAGTCAGCTACTTCTTCATTGAGCGCATTGACACCGGCTTCTGCAATGGCGAGTTTGTCCTGAATCTCGTCCTTCGCGTCCTTCGTCCCCTTCAATTGAGCTTGCAGTGACGTGACTAACGGCATTAAGCTAGAGTTCCCCGCCAGAGCTTGCGAGGCGGCGAGTTGCTGTAAGGCGTCCTGCTCAGCCACTTGCGCTCGCTTGCATTCAGTCAACATCTCACACGCATAACGGCCCTGCTCATCCCGCTCCCTGGTCATGGCGGCGAGTTGATCATGTAGCTGACGGAGTTGATCGTGGATCTGCTGCCCTTGCTCAAGCCGCTCTTTACAGATACTGCGCTCCCACTCGTCAAGCTCTTCACTTGACCCGTAAGCTTTCTCTATCCGGCTCTCAACCTTCAGTAGCAATTCATGGATGATGGCGGTTTCATTCCTAATAGCGCAGGTCTGTATTTTCATCTGCTCTACCACCTTTGCCGCCCGTTCCAAGCCCCGCCGTTCCGCGTCGGCCAGGGCGTGCGCGATGAGGTCCATAGCGCCTTCCGTTAAGCAGCATCCATAGCCAGCGTCAATCTGGCTGATTTGAAACACACCCGCTTTCGCCACCGCACGCGGGTCGGTCTGGCTCATGGATTCGTTCCTTTTTTCTCTTTCGTGAGATGGTCGTCCTTGGTCTGCCACGGCTCCCTCCTCGGTTGTCCCCCGTACGATACCCACACCGTCACCCACACCACCCACATTCCGATGAGCGTAAACGGCACACAGAGCCAAAATAAGAGCGTCATGGCTGCTCCTCTCCCCTCATGTTCCACCTTTCAATGGCCTGGTCTGTATCTCTCCCGATTCTCTCAATCATCCTGGATGGACCAGGAAGCGGATCGCACCAGTGAATCACTGACACACTGATCGGTTCTGAATAGGCCATCCCTAACCAGGTTTGGCCATTCATGCGGAATTCAGTGGTGCCACCCCCGCAAAACGGACAAGGAAGCAATCGGCTCGCATTGCTATCGTTCCTCACACCTCCTCCCCCGCCAGCAGCATCACCGACATCAGCACAAGGTATTTCTTCATGGCTGCACCTCGTAACAGGCATTCGGCGTATCTATCGAATCAACCCACTCAACCAGCCCTCCTCCTCGTGCGCGAGCTTCTAGCGTGAATTGCGCTCGCTTGGCCTCATAGTACAACTCTCTGAGAATGCGAAACTGCTGGCACGTCTCGCGCACTAGTTCTGCGGAGTGTCTCATGTTCGCCTCATAATGCGCCTTGAGCTTTGGCACATCGTATTCCTGGCTACACCCCGCCAGCAGCGCCACGGCCAGCACGAGCCCGGCGCGGGTCATCGTGCCCCTCCCATCATCCGCTGCGCTCCGTACCAGGCCAACAGCGCGGCTTCCGCCCGGCCGTCGTGCTTCTTGAGCGGCCAGAGATGCGCGTGGTGGGGCAAGAGTTGGCTCGCCTTTTATCGGAGGACAGCCCGAGCGCCTTCTTCCAGGTGGCCGGCGGGAGCAGCGTCATCGGAATATGATACGCCGTGATCATCGCTTGAATCGCCCCGCAGACGTAGCCAAACCGAAACGCGCTCGTGATCCCCTGCTTCGGCATGGCGTGGGGATCCTCGATGTAGGCGTGGACATCGCCTAAGGGGAGGTGCGTGTCGAGCCAGTGCGCGAGGGCGGCTAAGTCGAGTTCGGGGCGAAGCTTCTTATTCGACATCCGGCGCGTCTGCGTCGGCAGATCCGTGATGACCAGGGAGCCGGGTTCCGGGCGATAGAGGGCGATGGCGCCACTAAGTCCGGGGTCGATGCCGACGATCATCATATCCCTGTGTCCTTCCGTTTGTTCGTCGCCGTGACTTCGCCCTCGGCGTCCACCTCGATGTAGCCAAACTGCCGGCCAAAATAGACCAGGGCCGAGGCCGCGCCTTGCAGCAGATGATGCGTGGCCACCGGGTATGGGAGTTGGAAGGCGTGGCTGAACTCGCTCACCGCCGCCGCAAAGTGGCTCAGGTTGCGGTCAAACTGGACGGCCATGCTGTTGACTGCGGATTCCACGGTGAGCACATAGTTGTGCGGGGTGGCCGAGGGGCGGATCTTGATGTCGATCCCCGGCAGTTCCAGCCGGCTTGTGTGCGTCCAGCGGCCTACCTTGATGTCGAGGACGTGGGTAAAGGGCGCCACGGGATAGGGCGCGAGATTGATGGCGTCGATGAGGATGAGGGGGTTCGTCATCCGTTACTCCTCCACCACCGGGGCATGCAGGACACACCCAAAGTTCGGGCGCGTCCATATCCCCCAGCCTTCGTCGTTTTCAATGATGGCGCCATTCAGCGGGACCTCTTCGATCCCGCGGTAGCCGTAGTGGAACTCCGGTGCGCCGCACCCCCCCGCATCGGGAATGGTCTTGATCGGGCGCCAGTGTTGGCAGGTGCGACAGGTGTTCATGGCTGCATATCCTCCATCGTCAAATAGATGCCGTGCATGCGCGCGGCGATTTTAATGCCCGGCCACGCGGAGGTGGGAATCACCCCGCCGCGGCCCGTCTTCTCTTTGCCCCACAACCACCGATAAATGACGCTCGGGTGCCGGTGCATGGCCGGATTGGGGAGGGTTTGGAGGCACTTGGCCATGCGATAGGGCCCGCCAAACTTGGCCACAATCCGTTCGGCCTGGGTCGTGGGGACGGCGATGTTGAGTTCGTCGCCCACGGTGGCTTGGCCCTTGCGATGATCGAAATTCCAGGTCGGTTGTGCCATGTGCTTAGTCCGTGACTTTCTGTTCGATGATGATAAACCACTGTGCTTGGTGGTACTGACATTCGCCGTGTGGGAGCTGCACCTTGCGGCGGCGGTAGCCGTTGTCCTGTGTCGTGAGGCGATCGTGGTGTGTGATCCACCCCGACTCATTGACTTCGCACTCCTCCGTCACGTCCTTCCACACCACCGGGGGCTCGCAGAGGCGGTATTCGGATACAGGAATATAGTGCATGTCTTTTTTGCCTGGCCTCCACACGACCCACTCATCAGACCGTTCGCACACTACCTCCCACTTCTCCCCCTGGCCGCTGATGTGCTGCACGTATTGTTTCGCCATGCTTACGCCTCGCTCTCGTCGGTCTGCCACTGGGCTTTCCCATAGGTGGCATAGCCGTTATAGATTTTCGTGTTGGGGACCAGGCCGGGTTCTTCGATCCGGCCGCAGTTGATACAATGGATCTGGATGATGGTCAGCGTTTCTTCTCTGAGTCGTTCGCTGATTTGGAGGCCGCTACATTTTGGGCAACGCGGGAGAATGCTCATTTGAGGCTTCAGTGTTGGGGTTTGTGCGTTTCTCTGTGGTGTGTGCATGGGTGGGAGTATAGCAGGGTTTGCTAGGATGTCAATGGCTAAATTCATATTTTTGAATTATTTTTCATCTGCAAGTTGAGTGCCGCGTTGGCCGCCTTTAGTTGTTGGGCCAGGGTGAGGCGTGGCACTCGGGGCGACTTGGTGAAGGGGGGCACATGATGGGCGAAATCGGCGCGTGAGCGTGGTCGGCACAAGTAATTGCTGTGTAGGCGAATCAAACACGGGTCCACCTCCTCGTGCGTTTGTTGCACCACGGTGCCATTGCGAAGCGTCCGCCACCGGGTCCAGGCCCGTTGCCCTTTCGTCATGGCCCGGATCCAGTTCGCCCACGTTTGATCGGGGTAGGGGCCACAGCCTCGTGCCGCCAGGAGCGCCCGCAGTTGGTATCCCTTAATGGCGTTCGGATAATAGGGCACGAGATCAAGGATGGCCTGCTTAACGCGCTGGTACATAGGCCACCCCTTTCCAATTCTGCGTCCGGCTCACGATCCGGTTGAATTTGATCTGACAATAAATCAAATGCCGCCGGCGTAACACCCGCATATCGGTTTCGTGGTAACTCGCCGCTCGACCGTCAATGTGTCTTAGATCGTTTGAGGGAATGCCGATGGGGTGGGGCGGGATTTGGCTGAGGAGGTAGGTTTGATTGGCGGTGAGGGGTTTCATAGGACCTCCTTGGGGCTGTTCCTGTCTGTTCCACCATTGTGATAGGAACAGCAGGGGGTGATTGGGTGATCTAACGTGGCGAAGTATACGCCGTTCCTATTTGAGTTGTCAATCGACTCCATGTACACACCTGAATTGGTCAGGGCTGGCGGGGCTCGGCGGTAATAATAATTAACTAATAGACCACGGCTGGGGGGAAATACAATATACATAAGGGTATACTATCTATCTATTTAATAAGTTAGACAAGATCAAATAGAATACTCTTGTATTTTCAGTATCTTATCTTGTTCCAAATTATTCCTCTATTCCTATTCTCCTGCCGCCGTTCAAAAATGTACAGTGTCACTGAGGCGTGGCTTTTCAACGCTCGATCTCTGGGCTCGATCTATTGGGCTTGACGAAGTTCGCCGCCTTCATTGTTGAGTGGGTTGGTCGAGTAGAGAGGGGTCGGGGCATGGTCGCTTTGGGGTGGGGAAGGCGTCGCGGGGATGTTGATTAGACCGCCGCATTAGGCTCAGGAGCGATTCAAAAGGAAAAGCCGAGGGGTAGGTACCCCCGGCTTCGTTCGTGGCGTGGCGGGCTATTCTGAGAGGATGATGCGTAGCAGAGAAATCACACAGTACACAAAGAAGCCGAGATAGACCCCCGCGCCTCCGATCAGGATCCATTGGCGCTGTGTGAAGATCGGCTTGTCGAGGTGGCCTAACTGACGGAGATTGAGGCTGTAGAAGGTGTGTCTTGTGTTGGGCCTGGGGATGGATCGTAGGGTTGCCATGTTTATTTGACCTCCGCGTTAGTGGGTGAAGTGGCGATAGAGCGCCACGGCCAGGATGTACCAGAATGCGAGCCAGACAGTAGAGGGCATGTTAGGCTCCCTTCTTTTCAAAACAGCGTGCAAGGGTATCCTTGCGGAAAAACGCTGAAGACATCAGGCCATGCTTAACGGGTTTTCTCCGATAGAGTTCATAGACCGGCACTTTCTCTTCTGAGTAGGTGTCAATGACGGATTCGCATACGCCATAGTTCGACATCCGATCACCAAAAAATCGCATAGACTTGCGATCAAAGAAATACGGTTCTTGCCCGGCCGCTTCCACTTTCGCTTTCAGTTCTGAACTGGTCATAGTCCCCCTTTCTATCGGGTGAAGGTATGTACGCCGGTTGGATTGAAGGGTTTTTCGTCGAACCAGGTATAGGTCTCCGCATTCCATCGGCTCACGTACCATTGGCCTTTCCGCTGGCTGACTCCATACTTCAGGCCGAACTGATGCGCGGCCTGGTTCATGCGCGATTTTGTGGTGGCCGTTTTCCAGCCCCCCGTTCTCAGCGTGATGGTGTGGGCATTGAAGCTCACGACATCGGTCTGATGATAGCGAACGTGGGTTGCGCCATTCTCGGATCGTACTGACGTTGCCGTGGTGCCTAATTTGCGTGTTTGTCCCATGATGTGTGCTCCCTTCTTAAAGTAATTCAATCCGACTATATTGGTTTGCTTCTCGGCCTTCGTCGCTCCAATTCACAAAGTAGGTGATACAATGGCCAGGGCAACGGTATTGTGCGAAGTCTCCCGCGTCATACATGAGTCGCGCATGGATGCCTGTCTTTCTGACCACTTTGCTGATGGCGCCTTGGAATGACGCTGCTTTCACTAGAAAGCGATTCACCCAGCAATAGTTAGCCTCTCCGCCGTAGGTGTCGGTCATTTCAACGAAGTACAGGCTTTTTTCTTTGTGTGTGGTCATTGAATCCCCCTTTCTTTCTTAAAGAGCGTAATTGCTTCTTTCTTTGTGTAGCCTTCGTATCTCCGCTGCACTAATTGTCCGTGGTAGAGTTCGTAAATGATCCATGCCCCGGAAGGAAAGTGGCGTTCGATTGTCATTTTCTCCGCTCCCTTGTTGGTGTTTGTGCGTTTGTCTTTCATATCTGATGGGCTAATACTGCGGCAATCCTAGCCGTGTCCGTAACGGTTGCTCAAATTCGCGCTGATATCGGGCATGCTCACAAGCACAGGTGAAGCAGTCCAAACATCGGCAGCGGTTAGCGGTTGATATTTGCGCGTGTCGTTCTAACTCCGCTTGAGGGAGTTTTTTGGCTTGCTCGATATATTGTCGGTAGTCTTTCGTCATAATCCCCGCTCCCTTGTTGGTGTTTGTGCGTTTGTCTGTCACGTTTAACGTACTGAATGCCCGCTATGCGTTTGGGCTTGTTTTGCGTTTTCTAACCAGCATTGGCAATCGTAGCAATACCGGGGGCAGTTCGGATTAGCTGCTAACACGGCGTCATTGTGCTTTTCGATTGCTTCGGCTCTTTCGAGTTCTGATTTGTAGATGGTAGTCATAATCTCCGCTCCCTTGTTGGTGTTTGTGCGTTTCGGCCCACTTGCTGATAGTGTTGAGTATAGCAGAGATTGCTACAATGTCAAGAGGTAAACGTAAAAAAGAAGAAAAAAGATTGACTCTTCGCCCTAGATAGTAGTATGCACCGATTATGCCAATGCCGATGATAGATGTATCCGAAGAAATGAAACAACGCGCGATAGACCTGGCCGCTGAAGGTAAATACCTCCGCGATATTCTCCCCCAGTTAGGACTCAAGCCGAGTCAATTTCTCAAATACCGCGTCCGCAATCCCTCATTCGAAAGAGAATTTAATCAAGCGCGCGATATGGGCCGAGAACTGATAGCCGAGAATCTAGGCCGGTTGGTGGATGATGATCCGTTCGGTGATCCGCAACTGCTCAGACTCAAGTCTGATAACGGCTGGAAGCTCTTAGCCGTCCAAGACCCCAATAGATACGCCATGCGTAACACAGTCACCATTGAATCAGTAGACCTTGGCTCTGCATTAACAGAAGCAAGGCAACGGGCTAATAAGGTCATTGACATCACGCCGGCCATGCAGCTACTAGAAGCGCCCGATCCCTTTGAATAGGTGTTAACCCTGAGTCATAACGCCCCACATATTCGTAAGTCATTGATGTTATCCAGACTGGCATGTAGCAGTAAATCACAAGCTGTTGATAACAGGCAGCTATTTAGCTCAGTGTCTGATAAGAGGTATTATGTCAACTCATTGGATTCATTCTCAATTGAGAATCAGAATCAAGACGGGGGGAGTGGGTGGGGGGCGGCCCCGGATTTCCTGGCCGGCTCGGATCTGTGCGGTACGGTTGGCCCCGAGCTATGCTAAAAATTCTAAAATTTTTTGATACTGGAAGCACAGCCACTCTAAGGGTTTTCACCTAGTAGGTCAAGGACACCCATGAAATACACCCTCGCCTCCGAACAAGCCTTGATGACCGAGTTTTGGGATCCGGCCATCGCGGATAACCCGGAGGCGTTTGTCCTCTTCGCCTACCCCTGGAATACGCCCAACACCCCCCTGGCCAACCACCAAGGCCCCCGGACCTGGCAACGGGATGAATTGCAGGCCATCACTGAGCACATCAAGCGGCAGAAGGAGCGGATCGCCCTCGGCCTCCATCCGGAGATGTACCGGTCGAGCACGGGGAGTGGTCGTGGGATCGGCAAATCCGCCCTCGTGGCGTGGTTGAATGACTGGATGCGGAGCACGCGCCTGGGCAGCACCGGCATTATTACGGCGAATACCGAGCCCCAGTTGAAAACCAGAACCTTCGCAGAGGTCGGCAAGTGGGCCACCCTCGCCATCAACAGCCATTGGTGGGAGCCGACGGTGCTCTCGGTGCGCCCCGCCCCGTGGTTTCGGGAGGCGTTGGCCGAGCAGTTGAAGGTGGACACGCAGTATTACTATACGATGGGCCAAACGTGGTCCGAAGAGAACCCGGATGCGTTTGCCGGGGTCCACAATCAGCAAGGCGTGATCCTGACGTTTGACGAAGCCTCCGGTATTCCGGTCCCGATCTTCTCCGTGTCGGAGGGCTTTTTCACCGAGCCCATCCTCGATCGGTACTGGTTCGTGTTTTCCAACCCGCGGCGCAACAGCGGGGGCTTCTACGATTGCTTCCACGAGCATAAAGCGTACTGGAAACTGCGCCAAATCGACTCCCGCACGGTGGAAGGGACGGACCCGGCCCTCTTCGCACGCATCATTCAGCAGTACGGGGTGGAGTCGGATACGGTCAAAGTCGAAGTCTTGGGCCAATTCCCCTCCCAAGGCACCCGGCAGTTCATCAGCAATCAGTTGGTTCAGACCGCGCAAACCAGAACGGTCGAACCCGACCTCGGCGCCCCGC